ATGGCGAGCGTGCACCCGCGGAAGAACCGCGCAGGAGAGATCACCAGCTATCAGGTCAAGTGGCGCGACGGCGGCGGCCGCGACGGCGCCTGGCAGTCCGAGACCTTCGAGGACGAGGACGCCGCCAAGGTCTTCAAGGACGCGGTCGACGAGGCCGGCAACCGCTGGCCCCCGGGCTGGGTCAAGGGCCGCGGGTACATCGTGGCGGAGCCAGCCCAGCCAGACGACAAGTACCGGTTCCGGAACTACGCGACGACCATGATCGAGAACCGGACGGGGATCGAGGAGCGGTACCGCAAGGACTGCATCCGGGACCTGAAAACGTATATCTTCCCCACCTTCGGGGAGTGCGACGTCCGGTCGACCGACCACTTCAGCTCGGACACGATCGACGCATGGCTGCGCAAGCTCGAGCTGCTGTGGATCTGGCGCGGCGCCGACAAGAAGAAGCTCAGCCCCAAGACGATCAGGAACCTGCACGGCCTGCTGTCCTCCGTCCTCGAGCGGGCAGTCCTCGCGGAGCCCCCGCTGCGCAGCCGCAACCCCTGCAAGCTGAGCAACCTGCCGCGCGCCGACGACCAGATCGACGACGAGATGTGCTTCATGACGCCGCAGGAAGTCGACGGCCTGCTCCGGTGCTTCAGCGTCCGCCAGGACCAGCTGCTCGTCACCGTCGCCTACGGCACCGGCCTGCGGTTCGGGGAGCTCACCGCGCTCATGCCCCAGGACATCATCGACCGGGACACCGGCAAGGTGAAGCTGCGGGTACAGCGCGCCTGGAAGCGGGACGAGGAGGGCGCCTACTTCCTCGGGCCCCCGAAGACGAAGAAGGCCCGGCGCACCATCCGGATCTCGGCCGGCGTGGTCGAGGCCCTCGACGAGCTGGGGCTGTACGAGCTGGGCGACGACGAGCTGTTCTTCACCGGGGCCGGCGGGACCCGCCTGCACTACAGCACGTTCGGCGACCGCTGGGCCCGCGCGGTCCGGCTCGCCCGCCAGGCCGGCGTCTTCACCGCGGGCAAGAAACCGACCCCGCACGACCTGCGCCACTCCCACGTTGCTGCGCTCATCTCGGCTGGCCACGGCCTGCCCTACGTCCAGCGGCGGGTGGGACACCAGTCGATCCAGACGACCAGCGACGTCTACGGCCACCTCCTGCCGGAGGCTGACGACGATGCAATGGCGACCATCGAGGCGTCCCTGGCGGGCGGCCGGGCGCCGCTGCGGTCGGTTGGGTAGGTCAGCCCTGGCCGCGCGCGGGGGCGGGCACTGAAGGCTTCTCCCCTGCGCGCGGCTGCTGGCCCAGCACACCCTCGATCCGGGCGCACGCAACCTCGGTGCGGAGCTCGTCCATCTGGCGGTTGACCTCGTCGACCTGGCGGGTGACGGAGCGCTTGTGCACGGCGCAGGCGACGGTGGCTACCACGATCAGGACCAGGGTGCTCACATCGAAAACGGTTTCGTACATCGCCTCTCCCGGCTTGGGTACCGCAGGGCTGCCGTGGGGGGTGTCCCGTGGGGGCGCGGCATTGTCCTGATGTCTCTGTGGTGCGTAGGCTATACCGCCTATTTGTAACTTCAACAGTACAAACTGTAATTAACTTGGCGGGTGCATTCCGGTCGGTTGGCCGGATCCTGACCGTAGGTCAGGCCCCATACCCGGCATGTTCAAGATCACTCTTTTTACCCGATGGGGTAAGGACAAAAGAGCAAGATCATTCCAACGTTGACGGGTGCCGCCCCCCTCGCCCCCGCCCGACAGGGTGCTCGCCCGTCGCCGCGTCATCGGCGCACGTATCCGAGCGGCCCGTACGGACGCCGGCCTGACCCAGGAGGCTCTGGCCGAGCGGGTGGGGATCGACAACAAGACGGTGCACCGCATCGAGTACGGCACCTCCGACCCGACCTTGAGTGTCCTGCTCCGGATGGCCGACGCCCTCGGTGTACCGCTGACCGAACTGGTCCGGGCCTGACCGGTCGCCCCCGTTAGGGGGGCGACCGCGGCCGGGTGCGTCGGGGCCTACCCCCAGCCGACGTCGGCGGCCCGTGGCTGGGTGGGCTGTGGCGTATCGGCCGGGCCCGAACCCCAACCGACGTCGCCGCTCGGGCTCGACGTGGTCGGCACCTCGTCGGCGGGTTCCGCAGCGGCCAGGCCTGCGGGTCCTATGACGGCGGCCGCCATCATCAGCCCTGCCGCAATGAGTCTCGCCATGCCTCGTCGCATCGTCGTCCTCCTGCTCCCGGACTCGAACGGTTCGAACACCCGTCCGTAATGATTGGCTAGCTGTAGGTTGCCAGCAGCACATGCCACGCGCCATAAGCAGAACGCTGCTGTTTCCAGAAGTTCCGGATCCGGCACCATCCGTATGGGGGGATTGATGGGTAAGGGCAGCGAGTCGCCCAAGTCCGACTTGGGTGCTCTGAACGCAGACGACCAGGATCTCTACAAGTCCCTCGCGGCGGGCGAGGAAGTGCCGGCGGGCGCCGACCTCTCCCGCCTCGCCGCTCTCGGGTTGGTCGACGAGAGCCCGTATGTGGCCGGCGCCTGGCTGGCGATGGACCCGCGCGCAGCTATCCAGCGCACCCTCGAGGCTGAGCACGCGCGCCTCACCGCCAGCCTGCAGCGGCTCGCCGACATCCCCGTCCTCGAGGGGCTGACCCCCAGCTACGAACGGACCCGGCGGTTTGACTCGATGGGCAGTGAGTTCCTCGCGACCAAAGCCTTGATGAACGAGAGGATCGGCGCAGTCACCGGGAAGGCCGCAGTCGAGCTGCTCGCCGCCCAGCCCGTCCTGCCTGCCCATCGGGACCCCGCCACGCACAAGCTCGGCACGGACCGCAGCCTCGCCGCGCTGGAGCGCGGCGCCACGCTGCGGCTGATCTACCGTGCCACCGCAGCCACAGACCCCGCGACGCAGGAGTACGCCTCGGCGCTCATCGAGGCCGGCGGTGAGGTGCGCGCAGCGACGGGCCCCTTCCCTCGAATGATCATCATCGATCGGCGGAGCTTGTTCATCGACGACCTCGTGACGCGACCCGAGCGTGCTGAGACGCACTCGGGTTGGCACGTGGCTGACCGTAGTTCGGTCATGTGGGCGAAGCACGTGTTCGACCTCTACTGGGAGATGGCCCTGCCGTGGGCGCAGGCCGTCGCCGCGGCCGGCGAGGTGGTGCTCACGGAAAGGCAGCTGGACATCCTCGAGCAGCTGAACGCGGGCCGCTCGCAGGAGGGTGCCGCCCGGGCGCTGAATGTCAGCGGCCGGTGGGTCATCAAGGAGTTGGCCGCCGCGCGTGAGCGCTTGGGCCTGGGCACCACGTTCCAACTGATGGCCTGGTACGGCCGGTGGCTGGAGCGGAGCACGCCGCCGGCCTGACTCCCACCTCGCCGCAAGAGGCGGGCCCCGGCCGGTGGGTACCGGCCGGGGCCCGCATCAGGCTGAGGTGTGCTCGCGGTCGCTGGCTCCGCCGCCACGGCAGGCCAGGCACGGCTGGCTGTAGACGACGCGCCGCTGACCGTCGACGAGGATTGTCCGGCGGATCCCGCGGCAGGCACCGCAGCCCCCCGTGACTTCGCTCCGGCGCGAGGGGATGCGCCCCTTCCGTCGGAGTGCCTGCAGGTGGTTAATCAGCGGCCCGTAGTCGGGGCTCTCCCACGCGGTCATAGCCCAGCAGCGTAGCGCGGACGGGACCTAGTTCGGGTGGTCTGCCCGACAGTTGGCCTCGCAGTTCCCGTCGGCGCACTGGTTGTCGTGCTGGCAGTTGGCGGCGACGGGGATGCCCTCCAGCGGGCCTGTCCACAGTTCCATGTCGACCTCATACCCCGCCTCGCGGATCCGGGCGATGGTGTGGTCGAGGGCGCCCGGCTTGTACCGGTTCGGGTCGGGGAGCTCCGGGAGGTGGTGAACGAATCGACCGAGCCGCTCGCACAGCTTGGCGTAGACGAGGGTGTGCAGGATGAGCGAGTGCCAGCCCTCGTCGACGGTGCGAGACGGCCGCATGCCGCCGGGGAACTTGGCCGCAGCAGCGACGAACTTGAGTGCCTCCTCGGTGATCCGCTCGGCGTTCGCCCAGGACATGTCGGGGTTGTTGCTGCCGACGGTCGCGGTCACCGCCACGAACTCGTCGTCCGTGATCAGCGTGCGAGCGTCCTGCGCCAGCGGGATGGTCAGCGTCATGGTGCCTCCGGAGTGAGCGGGCGGGGGCGGGGTGTCGGGGCCGGTGCTGCATGGGGGCGGAGGGGGCGTGGACATGGCTGTCTCTCCTTCGAAGAGGACGGGCGTAGGTCAGCGTGCGCCGATGACGACGACGGCCAGGAGGATGAGGAGGACGGCCACGTAGACCGCCTCGGGTTGCGTCACTCCGGGGCCAGTACGCGCATGAAGGTGCGGACCGTACGGGCAAGGGCCCGGGCGTGGTTCCAGTTGCCCAGGGGCATGTCGGTCGGGCCCTCGGTGATGAGGGTGTGCCAGTCGGCCAGAGCGGCCGCGGCCGCCTCGTGCTCGGCGACCCGGGCGAGGAGCTCCTCGCCGTGGCGCAGCAGGTCGTCGACGAGATGCGCGACCTGGACGTCGTCGGGCTTCTGGTTGTACGGACCGAGGGCCCTCGTCACGAGGGCGCTGCACGTGTCCGATCCGATCTGCATGCCGGGGCTCCCTGTCGTCGTCAGCGGGTGGAAGCACCAGCGTGAGGGCAGGGCAAATGAAGAAGGGGCCCGGTTCGGGCCCCCTCGTTATGCGGCCAACAGGCCGATATCTACTGCCAGCTGACTGGCTCTCTGCCTCCGCTCCGGCACCCGGGACGTTGTCTCTTCCAGCACGATCGAGCGGGCGTAGCCGTTGTAGCGGATCGTCTCCGGTGCTGCTGCGTGCGCCTGCTCCAGCGTCGCCAGCGCTGTCTGCCGCTGCCCGTCGAGGTAGTAGGCGCGGGCCTGCTCAATGCGGTGCCGGGCCCGGCGCGGCCGCGACGGGATGATCTCCGCCTCGGCCCGGTTGGCCTGCCGTACCGACTCGCCACCGGCGCGCAGCTCCACCGCGACGGTTACGCCGTGCGCGCCCATGACGGCCTGCCCGAACGAGGTCACCCGGTGGAAGTAGCCGGCGGGGAGCCGCCGGGCGATGCCGCCCGCGCGGTCCCACCAGCCCCATGCTGTGCCGGTGTCGCGCCTCTTGGCGGCGGTCAGTCCGGCCTCGACGCGGAGTGCGCCGGTGATTGCCTGCACGTCGTGCGTTGCGCCCTCGAGGCGGGGCTCCAGCAGTTCCAGTGCCTGCATCACGACGTCGTCGGCCTCGTCGTAGTGGCCAGGGCCCGAGTCGCGGTGAGCCTGCGCAGAGAGCCACGAGGCGATGCCGATCGCGTGCAGGTCCTCGGACTCCTGCGCGGCCGCCATGCCACGCTCGGCCACTCGCCACAGCAGGGACGGGTCGGGCTGGTAGGCGACGAAGAACTGGGTCAGGAAGAAGGCTTCCGCCTGCAGGGCCAGGGCCGTACGCCGGTCGGCCGCGGTCTCGGCTTCCCGGACAGCGAGCTGCACGTCCCGGATCAGCCCCGGCAACAGCCCGCCGATCACCTCCCGATGGTTCGCGGCACCGTGGCGGGCGGCCCATGCGGCGTCCAGGGCGGCGCGCAGGAACTCCCGGGACGGTGCGTTCCGGGTGCCCGGCGCCGGGTAGGCGGCGAGTGCTGCACGGACGGCAGGCAGGCGGTCGTGGCCCGGCCCCAGGAACAGGTCGGTGTGCGGCTCGGCGCCGACATCCCCGACGAGGTCGTTCAGCCGGCGGACGCGCAGCACTTCAGCGATGCGGAGGATCTCCGGCAGTCGCGGCATTCTCATGGTGCCGGTCTCTACTTTCTTGACCCATGAGGAGTGATGGCCGAGGAGTCCGGCCAGCTGCTCGCGGGTCATGCCTCGGCGGTTGCGGTAGATCTGGACACGTTGCCCGAATGCGACGGGGTTGTCGTAGGGGTCCGGGGTAGCATCAGAAGACATAACGGCCTTGCCCTCCTACCTTGCAGCTCGACACTGACAGGGTATGGGGCAAGGCCGGATCTGTGTGATCCAGAACGCACGAAAGCGCCCCCTCCCGGCCAAAGGCCGGGAGGGGGCGACGTGTTCTTCAGCGGGCGGCGAGCTGGTACATGGTTGCGCCGAGCGCGGCCAGGCTGACCAGTGCAGCGAGGGAGGGCAGGGGCCAGCGGCCCTTCTCCAGCGCGTCCAGGCGCCGCTCGTGGTCGTCGATGGTCTTGTCGGTCTGGTCGCCACGTTGGACGAGGAGCGCCAGCGACCCGTCGACGCGGGCGAACCCGGCTTCCATCGTGCCGCGCATGCGCTCCAGCTCCACCGCTACCTGACCGGACTCGGCGGGGGTCACCCCTCGCCGCCCTCGCTGGTGCGCAGCCAGCCGGGCAGCAGCGACTGGACGGCGGGGACGGCCATGACGCGGGCGAACCCGCCGGCCACGGCCAGGGCCGCAGCCACCCAGGGCAGGGCCTCGGGAATGCCGGAGGCGTCGACGATCGCGGGCAGGGCGATGGCCACGCCGACGGCGGTCTGCAGGACCGTACGGGCGGTGCGCTTGGTGGTGTCAGCGGGCATGGTCAGGACTCCTTGTTGGCGAGGGCCGTGACGGCCTGGGTGAGTACGGACAGCTCGGCCTTGACGGCCGCCAGCTCGGCCCTGACCGAGCCGAGTTCCTTGAACATCACGTTGTGCCGGTGGTCGGTCCAGGCGAGGACGTCACCGGCCGAGACCTCGCGGCCGTCGGGGATCGGGAGCCGGTGGGCCCATACGTCAGCGGGCGTGGGCATGTCGTCCTCCTCGGACGTCGGGGGTGTGGTGGTGCCGCGCAGGCGCCGGGCGATCCGGTCGCGCATGCCGGCCATGGAGAAGCTCGGGTCGACCTTCCGGCGGGTCCACTCGCCGTGGCCGATCGCGCTGTTCGCGGTCCAGGCGTGGGCCCGGCAGATGGCGGCGGAAACCCGCTCGGACGCGTCAAGCTGCGCCGTCGGGTAGGGGTCCGTGCCGTCGCCGCGGTTCTCGATCTCGAACCCGTAGAAGTGCGGGTTGCCGTCGAGCTCGTCGGGGCCCGGCCGCGCGGGCGGCGCGGCGTCGGCCTTGGCCGCGGCCAGAACGGCAGACGATCCCTTGCCGGCGTGGTTGGTCCGGCCGTACCCGATGAGGTGGACCAGACCGGACTTGTCGATGAGACCGATGCACAGCGGTCCGGGAACCTCGGCGCTCTGGCCCTCGATGCAGGTCCGCAAGCTGTTGGTTCCTGCGGTGTGGTGGAGCATCACACCGTGGACCGGGCCCCACGGGCCCTTGTGGTTCCGGTTGTACGTTCGCCAGCCGGCGTACTCCTTGACGCGCACACCTTCGGAGCGGAGCGCGGCCAGGAACTGGTCGGCGGAGAGGGGCGCTGCCATCAGGCCTCCAGGGCATGAGGAAAGCCCCGGCCGATGGCACGGGGCTGCGGGGGTGGGGTGGGTCAGGTGATGCGGCGCAGGCGCATCCGGCTCTTGGCGTAGACCGTGGTGGCGGTGGCGTTGGAGACGCTCTGTGCCCAGCGCAGCGCCAGGGTTCCGGCCGTGCCTGCGGTGGTCAGATGGCCGGACAGCAGGGCGTGGGTGTGGGTGCCGCCGGTGCCGTACGTACCGACGGACAGCGAGCCGAGCTGGTCGGTCGTGTTGGTCGCTGCCTTCTGGTTGATGTCGGAGACGACGTTGCCGAGCAGGCCCCAGCGCAGCGTCGCGGACGCCGGGACGGTGAAATCGACCTTCAACCCGCCGGCGCCGAACGCGCCGTCAAAGTCGACGAACCCTTCGACCGAGTACGTGGCATTTGCTGCCACGGTCAGCGCGAGGTGCGGGTCCGCGGCCAGGGTCGTCGTCGAGGTGCGGCCCGTATCCGCAGACTTGACGATCTCGGGGGCGGCAGCGATCAGCGCGTTGAACTGGTCGCGGATCTCGGCGTTCATGTGGGCGGCGGTGACGACCTCGCCTACCACCCAGGTACGGGGCGTGACCAACATCATCATCGGCTGGGGCTCCCCTTCGGTCCGGCCCCTGGTGCGGGCTCTCCGGGTTTCGGTTCCTCGGGCACCGGCTCCGCAGGCCGCGGGTCCGCCGGACCGCGGCCCGGCTCCTTCTCCGGTTCGGGGGTCGGCTGCTGCTGGGGGCGGTCCCACGCTTTCCGGTCGTCGGCGTGCCACCAGTTCCGCTCGTGCGGGGCCCGGGCCGAGACCTCCGCCTCGGCCGCCTCAGGGCTGGCGGGGAACGTGATCTGCACCCAGCCGTAGCCGCACTCGGGGCAGGCGAACCGCGGGTCGGTGGGGGTCACGATCTGCGCGCTGCCGCAGACGCAGTCAGCCACCCACCGGCCGTGGTTGATCCGGGCGTAGATCCGCTCGCCGAGCAGGACCCCGGCCGGCGGGGTCAGCCGGCGCTGCGCGGTGGTCTCGTACCAGCGCCAAACCCGCTCGGCGGGCGGCACGTGGTCCCAGGCGCTGCCCGGCATGGTGACGGGCGGCCGGTAGAACGACTCGGCCCGCTGGGTGGGGATCTCCTTCATCGGGGCCTCCTAGTAGGCGAGCCGGGTCGTCGTGCCGAGCACGCTGTAGGTGGTGTCGTCCAGCCCCCACACCGCGCCGACCTGAGCGCGCGAGGTGTGGAACTGGATGAAGTGGGAGTTCAGGCCGAGCTCCTCGCTATACCCCTCGACGGTGGCCGTCGTGGTCGGGGCCGGCGCCTCGTCGGGCAAGGCGGTGATCTCCAGCACGGACGAGATGTCCGCCTCGAGGAGCGCGGCGTATGTGGCAGCGGGCAGGCTGTACGCCTTGACGGGGACCTCGCGCAGCTCGGGCTCGGGTACCGCGTACCGGGAGACGATCCAGTGCGCGGCGTCGACCGCCTCGGTGTCGCTGGTCTTGATGATCGACACGTCCTTCGGGTACGGGCCGAACGCGGCGACGGACTCGGCGGAGACGACGCGCTGCGTCGCGCCGCCCGGGCGGCGCGCGGTGAGCTGGTTGACCTGCTTCTGGTCGTCCGTCGGCAGGCTCGCCTCCTCCGTCTCGAGGTCGGCGAACGCCAGGGACACCGCGACCGGAGCGTTGTAGCGGACGGTCCTGCTCTGGAAGAGCAGGCCGTGGCCGTCGCGGTGGCTGACCAGCTTGCCCGCCTCGGTGGCCTCGACGACGCGCATCATCTCGAGCGCGCTCGAGCCGCCGGGACCCTGCGAGTCGACGGGGGAGAAATCCCCCTGGGCGTCGATGGACACGATCCCGGCGTACCCGGCCAGGCGCAGCATCCGCTCGTCGGCGTCCTCGCCGGAAAACCCGTTCGCGCCGGCGTCGTAGTGCGCGGCGAGCAGCGCGCTGTCGACTGCCGTCCCGGTGTAGAGGACGGCGTGAGCGACGGACCCCTCCCACAACGCGCCGGTGTTCCCGCCGATGGTCATGTACTTCAGGGCGTACATGAATGGCAGGAAGATCACATCGATCGGGGCGCCGCCGTCGATGTAGACGTCCTTCAGGTACTCGGTGTAGATGACGTGGTGCCACTGCCCGTCGGCCAGGTTGGTCGATCCGATGACGGATGCTGTCCTCGTTCCGCCCACGTCGGTGTGCTCGATGGTGAGGTAGCCGGACGCGTTCAGGGTGAAGGCGATCTGGTACTGGAACGTTTCGTCGCGGCAGTGGTAGAACTGCCGGTTCGCCGTCGTGGTCTTGAACCAGCACTCGAACTTGATGAAGTCCGTGGTCGTCGCGGCGACCGCGGCCGGCCCCATGTGGGCGTCCAGGCGGATGCCGTTGGACGCCGAGGCCGGAGCGAACGTGACTGCCGTGGTGCCGGTGGCGGGTGGGCCGTCCTGCTGCCCGAACGTCACGGTGCCGCCGCTGCCGACCTGCGCCTGGACGAGGGAGCCGCCGCCAGTACCGGCGACGTCGCCGGCCGAGGTCGAGGTCGAGGGCTCGGTCAGCGGGTAGTAGATGACCGGCCCGGCCTGCTTGATCTCCTCGGCCAGCAGGCTGCCGAGCTGCGGCTGCTTGTTCAGGTGCTTGAACAGGTCGGTGGCGGTCAGTACCACCACGGGTTCCAGACCCCGCCAGACCGGCTTCCAGCCGTTGACCATCCCGTAGAACCGCCAGTGGATGACGGTCCCCGCGCTGTCGAACGACGTCACCGAGGCGCCGCTCTCCACCTGGACGTCGTCGAGCCAGACCCGGTCGCCGGCCGCCGGGGGGCTGGCCGCCGTGGTGATCCCGATGGTGTGGCTCGTAGACGTAGCGGTGAACGTGAGGGTGATCTGAGTCCAGGCCGCGGTGACGGCCGAGGCTGTGCCGACGGCGCCGGTGTCCACCAGCTTCCACCGCACGGCCGCGTCACCGGCAGGCACCCAGGCCCAGCCCGAGAGGGTGTAGGTCTGGCCGATGCGCAGGTCGTAGACGATTTGCTCTACGACGCCGCCGGTGCCGGTGTTCTGCCAGTCGATGAGCAGCGACTGGGTGCCGGAGTGGGCGCGGGTGCCGTCGGCCGCGACCGCCAGGGGCGGCGTGCTGGTGCTGGCCGCCCAGCCGGTCGTGACCCCGCCCTCGAACGATGGGGACTGGGCGAGGTTCTTCCCGCCGGTCAGCACCCCCAGCTGAATCGGGCAGTTCGGCCGGACGTAGGGGTAGTAGGGCGACGAGGCCAGCCCCGAGGAGAACCGGCCGTCCTCGTTGTCGAGCGTGAGGCTCATCAGGCTCGGCTGTGTCTGCGTCAGCTCGTCGGACGCGCCTCGCGTGATCCGGACGCCGCCCTTCAGGTTCAGCCATCGGGTGATGTCGGTCCAGGTGACCGACGTAGCGGTCGGGGCGTACCCGAACGCTGCCCGCAGGACTGGCCTCATACCATCAGCTCCCCTTCAGGTAGTCCGAGACTGCGCTGCAGCTCGAGCAGCATCGTCCGCAGCTGCTGCGCCGTGCTCAGCGGATCGATTGCACCGTTGACGGTGATCTGCGGGGCGAAGACGACACCGGCCCGGCCTTGCGGGACTGCGGCCCGGGCCGAGGACGCTGCCGCCCGGGTGGCCGGCAGCGCCGGAGTGTTCCCGCGGTTCAGCGCATCGAGGTTGCTGACGCCGACCCGCTGCACGGCGGCTGCGCTCACGACGTACTCGCCATCGGAGAGCCAGGCGGGGATGCTGTCCGAGGTGCTGGTGCCGGGCCCGCGGACGATGCCGCCGCGGGCGCGCGTCAGCCGGCCGTCGACGATCCTGCTTCGGTTCAGCGAGGAGTCGGTGAGGTTCCGGCTGATGACGGTCAGGTACACCGTCTCATCGGGGATGCTCTTCAACTCTCGCTTGGCCTCGGCGACCTTTGCTTCCAGCTGCCCGATGTGCGCCTGCAGGGCTGCCCGCTTCTCCGGCGGAACCGAGGCCAGCTGCCCCTTGGCGACACTGATCTGGCTTTCCCAGGCCGAGATGTTCATCTGCAGCCGGTTCTGACTCAGCCGCGGAAGGACAGCGTTCGAGAATGACTGCGTCTTCTCCTCGGCGGTGTGCAGGCCGCCGATAAAGCTGTTCTTGAACTTGTCGAATTCGGTGTTCGCCTCGCGGAACTTCTCACCGAATTTCGGGATGGGCCCGAGTGCCATGGCCAGCCCGGAGACGATCACGTCGAGCGACATCAGGGCGCCGGTCGCCAGCAGGCGGAAGCCGGCCAGCGCGGTCGGCAGTCCCTTGATCACACCCTCAGCCAGGGTGAGCATCATGTTGCCGCCCATGCGGGCGAACTCCATGAGGCCGATCTTGTTTTCCTCGAGGGTGGCATGCAGTCGCTGCAGCGGCCCGCGGAAGTTGTTGACCGCCTCTGTGCCCGGAGTCAGGGCGCCGAGGATGGCCGCCCCTGCGTCCTTGAAGGCGGACGCGAACGGCTGGGCGATCAGCCAGGCCGCCTTCAGCCCGAACGTCAGATCCTTGAACACGGGGGACAGGGTGCGGATCGCGACGCCGAACAGGTCGAGCGCGCGAGAGCCGACGTTCCCCAGGAGAGACATCTGCTCGCCGAGGAACGGGCCGAAGATCCGAGCGACCTCCCCGCTGAACCGACCGACCGCCGGCAGCACCTTGTTGATCATGCCGAACAGTCCGTCGAGGAACGCGGACGATCCCTCCGTCCCGCGCTGCAGCCCCTGGAACATGCCGGGCAGTCCCTTGCCCAGCAGATCTGAGAGGCCGCCCGACAGGGAGCGCAGGGTGTGCTCGCTGGTCGCGCCGAACTGCAGGAACCCGCGGCCTAGTCCGCCCAGCCCGCGGGTCAGGTCGTCGACGAAGATCTTGCCGAGCTTCATGTTGGCGGTGAGCTCCCGCTGGAACTCACCGTCGCGCATCAAGCGGCCGGCCCCGGCCGCCGCCTTCCCGAACCCGGCGCCCAGCTCCGTCATACCGGCGCCGAAAATCTTGATGATCGGACTGGAATCCTTGAGAGCCTGCGTAAATCCAGGCAGCATGGCTTTCTGGATCTCGCCGCTCAGCCCGGAGAATTCCTTTTTCGTTTCGACGAGTTGCTTTGTGAACTCGCGCGCCGGAGGGGGGAGGGCTTTGAGCGCTTTCTCGTATTCCTTCTTTCCCTTGGTCGCCGCCTCCATGGCGTCGGACACCCCGGAGAAACCCAACTTCATGGTGATGGCCGCCGTGCCGGCGCCGACCAGCATCGGGACCAGGGCGCCGAGGGCGGGCAGCAGCGACAGACCGGCGACGGCCGCCACCCCGCCCATGACGCCGCCCATCCCGCCGCCGCCCTTGCCACCCAGCGCGCCGAGCTCGGCGGCCGCGTCGCCCGCGGCGCCGCTGACCCTGTTCAGGCCGGGCACCACGGTGTTGACGTCGACCCCGAACCGCTGGGCCGCCTCGGCCGCGGTGACGAACCGGCCGCGCAGGTCCCGCAGCCGGCCGCGAGAGTCGCGGGTCAGCTGTGCGATCTGGTTGTTCGCGTCGCCTGCCGCATCGCCGAGGTTCCGTACCCCGATCGCTGCGTCCGAGCTGCCGTCGCCGAGGTTGTCGGCTGAGCGACTGGCGCCGTCCATCGTTCGGGCGAGCTCCTGCAGCCCACCTCCGGCGCCGCGGGTGAAGGCGCGCAGTTCGCCGCCGGACTCGTCGACGGCGTCGTTGATGCGGCGGTGGAACCGCTCGGCGGATTCCCCGATGCGCCGGAACACCGGGCTGAGGTTGTCGTCTCCGTCGAGGATGAAAGCCATGCGCTCAGCCACTGGAGTCCTCCCGTGTCGCGGCGGCTTGGTGCCGGTCGATCCAGTTGCAGAGCTCGTCGAACTCGTCGAGGGACAGCTCGTCGACGTCGCGGGGGCCCAGGTGCAGCAGGTGGGCGAACAGGCCTAGGTAGGTCAGTCGTCGGCTGCTGAAGTCCCATTCGTCGGGGTCTCTTTTGGGGGTGCGGCCGCCTCGGCGATCGCCTCGTCAACCCCGGCCGGGTCGAGGGCATACGCCTTCAACTCGGCGATGGCGCCGGGCTGCCTTTCCTCCGGCAGCGCCACAATGTCCGCGGCATAGCTGGCGACCTCGCGTGCATCGAACCGGCTCGTGAGCTCGTCGACGGCGGGGTCGAACTCGCTCCACCGCAGGCTGGGCTGCTGCCGCTTGAGCAGCGCCCAGACCACGCCGCGCAGGGCGGTCGGGTCGTCGTCCCGGACGCCGGTCTTGATCGCGGACCACTTCATGTCGGTGGTGCGCTCGATGATCTGCGCCTCGGAAGTCCGCAGCCGACGCATGTCGAACTGCTGCTCCTCGCCGTCCTCGGGCCGGTACAGGATGATCACGTTTGCTCCGTTCAGCCGAGGCGTCGGCGTATGTCGTCGAGGACCCGCTCCACCTCGCGCTCCATGCGCGGCCGGTGGCGGCGGATGGTGGTCTCCCACCACAGCGGCGTGGTGGTCTGTGTCGTCCAGCGGCGGCGGTTGCCGTACACGGGGTGCCGGATCCGGCCGCTGTTCATGACGGTGGGCATGTTGCGCAGGTCAGGGGGGAGCGCAGTCCGGTCGATCCAGACCCGGGCACCGGGGTTGCCCGTGGTCCGGACCGACAGGCGGATGGCCGCGGCGATGGTGGCCCGCAGCGGCCGCGTCGTCGGGGACGGGCCGCCGCGGGCCCGGGCGCCCTGGCTCGCGATCGGCAGGTGCCGGACGGTGCGCTGCAGGTCGGTGCGCAGCGGCTCGGCCGCCCGCCGGATCCTGCGGTGCATCGAGGCCCGGACGGCTTCCTCGTTCACCGACCGCAGTCGGCGGGAGAGCTCCAGCAGGGCGCCGGTGTTGAGGATGCGGATGTCCCGGGTCACGGTTACACCGCGGTGTCGACGGAGATGTAGTGGATCACCGGCAGGTTGGTGCCGTCGTACAGGGCAGTGAAGCTGTACGAGGGCTTGACGACCTCGAACCCGTCGATTTGCGGGGGCGCTTCGTCGATCTTGATGGCGGGCAGGGTGATCCGGAACGTCTCGTAGAACGTGCTGGCGATGAGCGGGCCGACCCACTCCAGCACGAGCGACGTCGCCCCGTCCGAGGTGTGCAGGTCGTCGAGGGTGGTCGAGACGTAGTCCATCTCGATCGTGCCGGAGATCTTTACCAGGCCGTTGGAAATCGGTTCCTTCTTGAGCCCCGCCTGGCCGGCGTAGTAGCGGTCGGTGGCCATGGGCCGCTCCACCTTGACGGACACCTTGCGGACGCCGTCGTGCGCGGTCTCCGAGGCGAACGTGCCGGTCTTGACGGCCATCTGCGCGAAGTGGAACGGCGCCCGCACCGGGTAGCTGGCGGTCGCCAGAGTCTGCCCCTCGTCGCAGGTACGGCCGTTGATCTCCCAAGACGAGGTCAGCATCCCGCCGGACTCGCAGGAGAACTCCGCGCTAGTGACCTTGCAGCCCAGGAAGCTCTTGTCCGTGACGGTGCCGGTGGTGAGCGGCACGCCCTTCTGAATCGTGAGGTTCTTCCCGAAGGAGTCGGCAAGGGTGTGGGTCTGCAGGTAGGCGGCCGTGGCGCCCTGCTGTACCGGGGTGACCGTGGTCCCCATGAGGGCCTGCAGGAGCAGGCCCATGCCGCTGTTGACGACCTCGAGGTCGAAGCTGCCCGTGGCCTCCTGCTGGGTCAAGACACGCCGGTTGGACAGCGCCAGCAGCCGCCCGGCCGCCACGCCAGCCGACTGCTCCGTGGTCTTCTTCAGGACCAGGCTTTCCTTGGTGAACTCCAGGAAGCGGGTCGGTGCCTGGAACGTGCCGTAGGTGGACTCGGCGGCGAGGCCGAGCTGGCCGCCGAGGCCGGATCCGATCGCCATCAGCCATCACTCCTCGTCGACTTAGCCGGCGCCTTCCTCGGCGCGGCAGGTTCCTTGGGTTCCTCTACGGGCTCCCAGTTCACGGTCTGGCAGACGTAGCCGTCGTACCGGGCATCCGGTACCTCGACGACCTCGTCGGGCTGCACGATGCGGCCTGCGAGCTCCGGCACCTCGACCGGCACGGGGCCGATCCAGCGGACCTTCGCCATGGGCGTTCTCCTTCGGGGCATGGCGGCGGGCCCGCGCGCGCGGGCTCCGTACAGGGGGTGGGTCAGATGCGGGCGCGGCAGCCGAGGGTGAAGTCCAGGCCGGCCAGGGCGCCCTCGGCCTGGACCTGCACGAGGTCACCGGCCGTCAGGTGCGCCCAGAGCACGGTGCCGTTCAAGGTCGGCGCCTCGGGCCGGTCGGTGCTGGCCCGCAGGATCGTTTCGACCTCGCCCACGATCTCGAAGACCCGGCGGCGCCGGGCGCCCAGGTCGGTGCCGCCGGCGCGGGACTCGGCGTAGCAGTGGATGCTGAAGTCCTCGTCGCGCTGCCGGGCGCCGGCTCCGGCAAAGGCCTGCGTCAGGGTGACGGCGTTGTCCCCGCCGGGCTGCCATCCGACCGACAGCCAGTCATCGGCCAGGTTGGTCGTGGGCGGCCCGTCGAGGATGCGCACGTTGGCCAGGCCGTCAGCTGCGCGCAGCAGCGCCAGGAACGCGTCGACGGCGGCGGGTACGCGGGAGGTCTGCATCACGCCACCCCCGGTGGGAGTCGGTCCGGCTCGAGGAGCTGCAGCGCGCGGTTGGGGATCGCGTAGCCGAAGCCCGGGATCGGCTCGGTGACGAGGTAGTCGTCTCCGCCGCCCACTTGGGACAGCCCTCGGGACGCCCCGTACTGGGTGCGCCAGAGGTGCTGCAGGATGATGCGGGCGGCGGAGCTCAGGTTGGCGGGGATCACGGTTCTGCCGGCCACGTAGACGCCGCGGAGCACCCCGTAGAGGCGGCCGCCGTCGAGGCGGCGCACCACCCCGGTCGGGCCGTCGACGTCCAGGTCTGCAGGCAGGTACGAGGTGCCGCCGCTGTGGACGGCGGTGAGCGACGTCAGCGACAGCACCGGGGTACGGCGCAGCACCAGGGTGGGGACGCCGTGCGAGGGCAGGTCGTGGGTCTCGGTGACGGTGCGCCTGCAGCAGACCCCGGCGAAGCTCTCCACCCCGATCGTGATGGTCTCGAGCCACTCGCGGATCTGCTCGTCGTCGCCGGTGTCGCCGGGCGCGTACCGCAGGTGCCGGCGCGCGTCGGCCAGGCTGAGGATGTAGGCCGGCTCGGCCTCGCGTACGTCGAAGGAATCGGTGTAGGCGCTGGCCGGGTCGGTGAACCGCCAGCGGACGGCGTGGCGGCCGGCCTGGACGGTCGGGTAGTCGACGAGGTACTCGCCCGCCGAGGCGGGCGCCGCGACGGCCGGGGTGACGGTCGTGCCGTCCGGCAGGGTGATCGTCACCACGGCTGTCGCGGCGGTGGTGAGGGTGCCGGCCGCGCTACGGCAGGCAGCCTCCAGGCGCACGGTGTCGCCGAGATCGAACGGCACGGCTCACCACCTCCTCAGCGGGTTGTCGTACGGCGGCCGCGGCCGCCACCGCGCGACCGGGTGGCTGCCTTCTCGGCGACGGCCGCGCCCTCGTCGTCGGCGTGCTCGTCGCCCTGGTCGTCGTCCGCGGCCGGGGTCGACGGGCCGACGTACTCGGCTCGGTACCCGTCGGCCCATACCGCAGCCGCCTCGGCATCGAGCTCCACCACGTCACCGGCGACCCAGGAGAAGTCGAGTCCTGAGACGCCCTGCAGGATGCGGATGCGGGCCACTACGGGTGCACCACCGCGGCGCGGCGGGGGTTGGAGAGCACGACCTCGGCGGTGTAGAGGCCGCCCGTCGAGGGCGACCCGGTCACCGTGGTCACGACCCTGACGTAGCGCTTGCCGCCGGTGTACCGGGTCTCGTAGACCGTCTCGTCGTTGGAGGTGATCAGGGCCGGAGGGGTGTCCCCCTCGAGGTAGCCGGCCGCCACCGTGGCGAACGAGGAGTTGTCGTCGGAGTCCTCGATGGTGATGGTGTGGGTTCCGTCGGTGACAGTGCCCACGTTCAGCACGACGAGGGCGTCCTGGTACATCGACGCGTTCGAGCCGTCGGCCCGATCCACGCTGGTGCCGTTCGCCGTGGCCGTCCTGGCCGCGGGCTTGAGAGAGGCCTTGACCAGCACGTTGCTGTAGATGTCTCGCACGGGGTGAGTCCCTTCCTGGGAGGTCCCGGGCGGCGGGTGCCGCCCGGGACGGGATCAGCTGGCGGGGTGCTGGTACGCGCGGATCGCCGAGGCGTCGTCGACCTGGGCGTCGAGGCGGGCGAACCCGAAGAACCCGACCTGCAGGTAGTCGGCGTACCGCTCGGCCAGGCGCATCATCTGCACACCCTGGACCTGGCGGATGATGTAGCCCGCCTTGATGTCACCGAAGATGATCGACTTGGCGGACGCGGCCGGGACCGGCATCTTGTTGTCGATCGTGTACTCGAACCCGTTGATGGTGGACGGGAAGCCGGGCGCCGGGACCGGCACCCACAGCGGACGGTTCTGGGAGTCCTTCAGCTTCCGGATCACCTTCAGCATCGCGTCGTTCATCAGGTACCGGCCCTGCGACCGGTAGGCCGGGTCGACGGAGTGCTCGAGGTCGACGAGGTCGTCGTAGATGATCGACGTCGTCTGGCCGCCGGCGCCCGTCTTGCCGACCGTGGCGTAGGTCGTGATGCCCTCGGGCTGGTCGATGCCGGTACCGGTGGCGAAGTACCCCGAGGCCGAACGGCCGATGCGCTCGCCGAGCTTGCCGGCCAGCCACGTCTCCAGCGGGAACGCCGAGTCGTTGGTCAGCTGCAGGCTGACCCGCACCAGCTTGCTGGTGAAGGTGTAGGCCTTCATGGTGCGGCGGCCGATGGTGACGTCCTGCTCGCTGATCTGGCTGTTCTCGGACAGCAGCGCGCCCTCGTTGGCGGTGTCGTCGTTGGTCGGCCAGTTCAGGTCGTTGCCGGTCGCCGTGGTGATGACGTTCGCCAGCGACAGGATGCCGCCGTAGGACTTCATCGTCTCGGTCATGGTGTTGCGGAACTCGTCGGGGACGAGGTACCCGCCGGCCGGGTCCGAGCCGGTCGACTGGGCGCGGACCTCGGTGAAAGCGCCCATCAGCAGCTCACGCTGCTCGTGGGACATCCGCTCCATGCCGTTGCGGGTGTAGCGGGAGAACGCGCTGCGGTAGAGCTCCGCCTCGTCCTCGGCGCCACGCTCGTCGCCAGCCCCGCCGGTGGTGATGAGCTGGCTGCGGTCGACGGTCGACAGGGCCGTCATCCGCTGGATCCGCTCGATGTCTCGGGAGACCTCCGTCAGCCGAGCCTCGGCGGCATCCCAGTTGGTCCGCTCCTCGGCGGACCAGTCCCGGTCACCGGATTCGGCGGCGGCCTGGATCTCCTGCATCCGCTGCCACAGGGTGTTCTGCTCGGTCACGAGTCGGGTGAGCTGTGTGGTCGTCATGAGCCCTCCTCAGGGCATGCCAGAGCGCCGGCGCGCGGGCCGGGCTGGCGGGGTGGGTGTCAGTTCGCGGGAAGGCCGTAGCGGGCAGCGAGCGCCCGCATGCGGCGGTCGACCGAGTCGCGATCGCGTCGAGTGGCAGCAGCCGGCTCGGCGGGCGGTTCGGTTCCGCGAGTGGACTCACCCGGCTCGCGGTACTTCAGCAGGTCCAGCAGTTCGGGGCGGTACTGGGCGCGCTTCTCGATCGCGTCCTGGTCGCCCCGGTGGGCCAGGGCCGCGGCGACGTTGCGCAGCGAGGCCTCGGTGTCGGTGTAGGCGGGGAAGGTGACGGCCGAGACCTCGAAGAGGCGGACCTCGCGGAGGATCCGGAGCTCGGCCTGCACGGTGTCGCCGTCGGTGGTCTCGACGTCGATGAGCTGCCAGTCGTCCTTGACGACCTGGAACCCGAACGACATGCCGGTGATGTTGCCGTTGCGGACGTTCGCCTTCAGGTCGGAGACGTACGACAACTCGGCGTCGAGGGCGGAGTCGACGGCCAGGCCGCGGGCGTCCTGGGCCAGCCCCAGGGTCCCGGCGGAGACTCGGGAGACCACGAAGTAGGAGTCGTGGTCGATGAGCATCCGGGCGTCACCCTCGGCGATCGTCTTGGTGAACGCGCCGTCGGCCACCTCCTCGTAGAACCCCCAGCGCAGCGGGTTGCCGATGCTGGTCCGGGAGTTGAAGACGCTGGCGTAGCCGTTGAAGCGCTCGGCGCCGCCCTCTCCGCCGGCGCGGATGCTGAGCCCTGCCGTGGACAACGGCAGGCGGCGGCGCTCCTCAGTCGTCGACCTCGTCAGGGTTCTCATGGGCCTTGCCTTCCTCGGTGGTGTCCGGGGTCTGGAGCAGCCGGTGCGCCTCCGCCATCAGGGCGGCCGCGCGCGCGGCGTTGGAGCGGCCGTCGGGCGGCTGCTGGTCGGCGAGCGGGTTGGAGCCCAGCGGCGCCATGTACGTCGGCTGCAGGTAGATGTCGCCCTCGGCGCCGATCGGCGGCAGGTCCTCGAGGCGGCGGATGTCGTTGGAGGACATGGCGCCGATGTCCCGCATTGCCCGGTAGAACGTGGCCCGGCTCGCCGCGTCGCCGCGGAGCAGGCCCTGTACGGCGTACCGGGCATCTTCCTGGCCCGGCAGCAGCAGTTCCTTGGTGACGCGCTGCTCCGTCGGCGCCAGCCAGGTCGGGCTTAGGTCGAAGGTGACGAACCCGGTGGCCTGCTGCTCCAGCCCGGTGCCCCAGCTCGTCGACTTGGCCGTCTCCATCAGCAGGAAGAGCGGGACACCGAACATCCTGGCGATCTCGACGACCTGAAACTCTCGGCTCTCGAGGAACTGGGCGTCCTTGTAGGGCATGGCGACCGGCTTGAACGAGGCTCCGGAGTCCAGGACGGCCACCTCGTGACTGTTCTGGACACCGCTCATCTTGGCCCGCCAGCGCTCCTTCAGAGCGTTGGCCTGGTCTGGGTTGAGCCGCTGCTCTGTCTGCAGCACACCGCCGATCATGTTGCCCGAGCCGAACAGGCGGCCCGCAGACTTCTCCGCGGCCTGCGCCAGGCCGATGCCGGCGGCCGCCAGCCGGACCGGCGAGCAGCCGGTGATGCCGTCGTAGCCCAGGCCGGGGATGTGCAGGATTTCGCGCGGTGTCCGCCGGTGGACCGTGCCCCAGTCGTCGGTGACCCAGAAGACCTTGCCGCCCGGCTCCGCCGGTGTCGGCTTCTCGCGGTCGACCTGTACCCGGTCCGGGGAGATGGGCCATAGCTCTGTCACCTGGCCGGCCCCGTTGCGGAGCTTCTGCTGGTAGCTGTTGCCCCAGAGCACGCGGTGCGTGTAGGCCAGCCGCCAGAGTTCCAGCGGTGTCAGCTCGGGGTGGGGGTTCGCCAGCAGCGGCGACGTCGTGCGTTCCCGCGTGCCGGTCTTGTAGGTGTGCAGAGGCAGCGCCGAGCTGACCCCGGCGATGACGTTCACAGCCCGCCACACGGCGGGCATGTGCAGGCTGCTGCGCTCCGTGACGGCCACCCCGGAGTCGGTGGTGCCGCCGCCTAGGACGTCCAGCAGGCTGGCCGAGGTCAGCGGTACGGCCGGGCTTTCCAGGCTCGGGGAACGGCGCTCGAAGAGGCCGAAGAGGTTCTTCACCGCCCGCCTCCCGTCTCACGGCTGGCCGTCGCCCGCTCGCAGGCGACCACCCCTAGGACGCCGCCCAGGACCAGGGCGGCCGGAACGCTCATCAGCGCCACGCCGAGCAGCAGCGCGGCGGTACACACCAGCTCGAGGACGAGCACGAGTCTCACCACAGGTTCGGCGCCCCTTCCGGTTCGATGTGGGCCCGCTCGGCGTGGCCCCAGGCGGCGAAGGTGACGCCGACCAGGGGGCTGATGTCGACGCTGACGCCGCGCCGGGCCCAGCCCCAGCCGTCCCCGATGGGGCGCTTGTCGGCGCCCGCCAGAGCGGTCGCTAGGGGCGCCTGCGCCAGGTGCACGATGCGCTGCTCGGCGACACCGTCGTAGAACTGGCCGCACGCCGCGGCGATCTGCCGGACCTTGGGGAAGACGAGCAGCTCGTCGACCTCGTCGTCGGTCAGCTGGGCGCCCTTCAGCAGCTCCGCGTCCTTCAGGGCGCGCTTGACGGCCGGGACCAGGGAGCCAGCCGGGCCGCCCTCGTCGATGACGACGGCGCACGGCCGCCACTTCACGACGAGCTCGGCCAGGCGCTCGGCCGCCCAGCCCGTACCGGGCCGGTGGTCGATGACCTCGACGTGCGTCGACGGGCCGTTCGCACCGGCCGCGCAGATGGCCGTGTGCGTCCGTTCCGGGGTCGTGTCGAGGGCGAAGCACAGCGGGTCGTCCGGACGCGACGTGCCGTCGCCCAGCGCCCGCCACGCCTCCTCGCCGATGACGGACCAGGCGTCCTCCTCGTCGGACGGGTAGTCGCCCACCCCGAGCCGCTCCCGGCCGTAGACCTCGCTGCTCATGCTCAGCCGCTCCCGTTCGGTGTGCTCCGGCGTGAGCCGGTAGCCCAGTGCCGGATTGGCCCTGGCCACGGAGAGCACGCTGAGCGGGTCGTCGTGGTCGCTGCAGTCGGCCGCGCACTCCTTGACGTGCGGGTTGATCGACCACTCGAGGTAGGCGAGGGACGGGTCCGGTACGCCGGTCTCCATGGCCTGCAGCGCCCGGCGCCGCAGGCGGGCCAGGTGGCGGGACGCAGCCCCGATGCCGGCGCTGCCGAAGTACCAGAGCTGCGGGTTTTTCACCGCGGCCATCGTCGGCATGAGCGCGCCGATCGGCTCGTCGCCGAGGATCATCGCCTCGTCCATCAGGTTGGTCTGGCCGGTGAAGCCTCGGCCGGAGCCGCCGCTGCGGGCCAGGAAGCGCAGCCGCTGCCCGCTCAGCAGCTCGATGGCTTCCTCACCGGTCGTTCGCCGGACCCGCTTGACGCGTTTGCGCAGCTCATCGGTGTTCACGATGAGTGACTCGATGCGGCGGAACGCCTCGATCGCGGTCTTGAACTCGTGCGCCGAGTGCAGGATCAGCTGCTCGCCGAGGAGGTACAGGCCGGCCAGCGACCTCGCCTCGATGATCGCGCCCTTGCCGTTCTGCCTCGGGACGTTGACGCAGGTCTCGAAGCTGGCCCAGCTGCCGTCGGGATTCTCGCCCAGGCCGACGTGCAGGACGAACTGCTGCCACGGATCGAGGTGCAGGCCCGCCACGGCGGCCAGCTCGATGGCCTCCTGACCTGCACTTGAGGTGAAGGCGGGGGCGGTGAACACCCTGGGGCGCTGCTGGCCGCGGGCGTCGGGCACCCCGGAGGGAGCTCCGTCGCGCCGGTCAGGCGCCGAGGCGCTGGGCACGTCGAGCAGCGAGGTCATCGAGCGCGTCCCCCTCGGCCTTGGGCGGTGACATCTTGCGGAGCTCGAGGAGGGTGGCCCGCAGCTCACGGGCCAGGCTGGGCGTGGCGGGGGAGCCGGGGTCCGCGTCGAGGGCGGTGGCCAGGGTGATCGCGATGGCGGCGAGGCCGGGCGCGACGTCCTCGGCGCCGAGCGCGGTGATCTCTTCGCGGGTCGCGTCGACGGCGCCGCTCATGATCACCCCCGACCGTTACCCACTGTGACGATTACGGAGAGTCGCTATTTACCGACTAGGGCTCAACGGGTAATTAGCAACGAGGGGTCCTCGCGCAAAAAACAGAGCGAGAAGGGCGTTTGGGTCGCCCGGAGGGTCGCTGAACTTTTGACCCACTCCCCGCCCCGACCTGGGCATACGTCACGCTTCGAGAGCGCGATCGGCCTTGATCGTCGTCGCTGGCTGCGTTCACCAAGCCCGCGATGCCTGCGGGGTGACGGAGTGTGGGGTGCGACGGCCTGCCTGTCGGTACCAGACAGTGACAACCTGCTCCATCTCCGGCTGCCGCATGTCCCGCACCCGACGCCGGACGATCTCCTCGCCGGGGTCGATGGTCACGATCCGTGCACCGAGCCGCTTGTACCGGGCCAGGGCCTTGGCCTGCGGCATGGTGTGGATCAGGTAGACGTCGGTGCTGTCGAGGTGTCGCTCCGCCTCGTGGATCGCTGCCTGCCGGGCGCGGTGCACGATCCGCAGCAGGGTGGGGTCGTGCTGATGATGATCGGCCCCGGGGCCGGCCATCGCGAGCGCCATCAGGTCCAGGTCGATCACCACGTCGCGCGCCTTGGCATTCGCCCGGATCCAGCTGCTCTTGCCCGCCGCCGGCGGGCCGGTCACGACGTACAGCACGGTTCCGGCCCGCAGCTGCAGCAGGTGTCGCCGGAGCAGCCGCAGCACAGCGGCGCGGCGGCCGCGGCCCGGGCGACGTCGCCAGGGGCGAGGAGGTACTCACCGAGGCGCCGGCCGAGCAGCCAGCGGGCGAGGGTCCGCAGCGCAGCACCCACGGTCACCACCTCCTCGACGAGCCCTGGACGCGGACGCTGGTCCGGTTGCCGCGGGCGCTGTTGCAGCGCCGGTGAGCGGAGCGGGCGTTGGCCTTGTCGAGCAGGTCGCCGCCGCGGCTGAGCGGCAGGAGGTGGTCGAGGGTGAAGGCGTCAGCGTGGCGGCCGGCCTCGGGTCCGGTGATGTCGTAGCGGATGTCGTGGCCGCAGATCCAGCAGGGCAGTCGTAGGGCCCTCTGCTGGGCGCAGAGGGCCCGGTAGGGGCGCCCGTTGCGTGGGTTGCTGGGCATGGGCGCCTCCTCGTCAGCCAGCGATCTGCCAGGCCTCGCAGCCGCTGGTCTCGAAGATCTCGCCGGCCTTGACCGTGACGCGGCCGGGCCCGGGCAGCAGTTCGTTGGCGATGATCGCGGAGAGTTCGCCGCTGTCGTTCCGCGCGCGGGACCAGTAGCAGTTGGGGACGCTGCTGCTCGACGGGCCGGCGGTCTTGTAGCTGCCGGCCTTGATGTCCTCGCCCACGAGGTACGTGCCGGGGCTGATGGTGGTCGCGGGGCCGCTGGGCGCCGGGGAGGAGCTCGGCGCGGAGTTGGCGCTGGCGGAGGCGAGGATCTCGGCTGTCGCCTCGAGGATCTGGTCATGGGTCAGGACCGGCGTCGCGGTCACCGTGACGGTGACGGTGGGCGCGGGGCCGGCCTTCCCGCTCCCGGAGGAGCAGCCGGTGGCGGCGAGGAGCGCGAGGCCGAGTGCGGCAGCGTGGGTGATGCGCATGATGTCCCCCCAGGACGTCGTGGTGAGGAGGCATCATGCGCCCGGCGCGCCCGGTGACGGGCGGGTATCACCGTTCCGTGACCTACGTGACGGTGAGGGCGCCGGCGCGGCGTACGACGAGCTCGTCGTTCGGGGGGTCGATCTCGATCCACACGTGCCAGGTGCCGCGCGTGAGGGTGCTCGCCCCGTCCGGGCCGACGAGGATCCGCGCGGTGTCGGCGTCGTCCCATTCGCCGGTGAGCCAGTCCGCGGCCGTCGGGTTGCCGCGCCTGGCCTCGGGGAGGAGCGCGAACCGTGGCGCAGCTCCGGTGAGGTCGACTCCTGCGGGCTGTGCGGTCACGGTGACGGTGACGTACTCGGTGCTGCTCGCAGGGATCAACACGGCGGACCGACCTCCCAGCGGCTGGCCGGCGCTGCCACCGCCCAGGCGGAGGTCGGGGCGCCGATGGTGAGCGTGATGTCGGGGTCGAACCCGTCGAGGCCGGGCGCGTACACGGTGGCGGTCGGCTCGATGCGGGCCAGGGTGATCGTCACCGGGCCGGGGGCGAGCGTGGGCGCGTAGAGGGCCGTGGGCGCCTCGAGGCGGTCGGGGGTGACGGTGACGGGCCCGGGGGCGAGGGTAGGCGCGTGCTGGGCGGTGGTCGGCTCGATGCGGGCCGGGGCGAGCGTGACGGGCCCGGGGGTGAGGGTGGGCGCGTACAGGACGGTGGTGGACTCGATGCGGGCCGTGTCGACGGTCTGTTCGCCGGGGGCGACGGCCAGGGTCCAGGCGGAGCCGAGGGCGGACTGGTCTGCGGTCCAGACGCGGGAGCCGATCGTGCCGGACACCGTGGTGTCGGAGTCGCCCCAGGCGCCGGAGCAGGCGCCGCTGCCCGAGGTGGTGAAGGCCTGCCCCCGGCGTGTGTGGCCCGCCGGCGCGGTCCAGGCCGCGGTCTGCGGCGTGGCGGCGCCGCGGGAGTCCCAGACGACGCCGACCTCTCGACTGGACGCACCGGCCGAGCCCAAGGCGGGTGTCGTCTTGGTGGTGGCGGCCGCCGAGGTGTTGGAGGCCGCGGCGATCGGGTTGGAGGCCAGGGCGCCGCGCACGCGGCCGAGGAGCAGCACCTGGCGGATCGCTCCGGTGCTCGGGGTGACGGTGATGGTGGCGCCGAGGTCGCCCGCCTCGGCGATGCGCCACCACAGCTGAGACATGTGCCCGGACTGCATCGCGGTGCCGAGGCTGGTCCAGGCGCCGGCGCCGCCGGAGATGGAGAACGTCCTGGACCCGGACGGCATGACGCATGCGGCGAGCAGCAGGTCCCCGATCGCGACGCTGCCGTCGTTGGGGACGGTGGCGGCCGCCGAGGAGCTCGAGGAGAGGGTGACGGTGTCGGCGAGGTGGACGAGCTGACCTACGGCCACGGCGCTACCTCACAGAGCGAAGATCCCGGACGCGTTCCACTGGGCGACGATGTTGCCGCCGTTGGGGGTGACGCTGACGCCGTCGATGTACGCGATGAGCGGCGCGGTCGCGTCGGCCCCGGTGTGCTTGTAGAGCACGATCGCCTCGACGCTGTCGCCGGTGGCCGCGGTGAACGTCACGTCCGCGGCATCGAACACGCCAGACGCGATCGTCTTGGATGCGAGCGCGCCGGAGACTGCCACGCGGGCGCCGGCGGCGACGTCGTCGAGGAAGTCGTGCGCAGCGCTGTAGGTGTAGTCGGCGGTGTCGACGAGGACGGCGCGGATGTCGTCGGCAGCGAGGTCGATGTCGCCGCCGAGCAGCAGCTGCTTGAACGAGGGGTAGAGCGCACTGGCCACCGGGGCCTCCTTCGAGGGGGACGGATCGGCGAGGTGCCGCCCGGGGCCCTCGTCCCGGGCGGCCGTCCCCCGCTCCACTCCCGCCGGAGTGGTGTGCCCTGCCGCCCGGCGTCGGGTTCCGGGCGGCAGGAGTGGGAACGCGGAAGGCCCCGACCGTGGCGGTCGGGGCCTTCCGTGTGTCGTGGTCAGCCTGCGTCTGGGCATGGCTGTACGCCCAAATCGTGGCGCGCGTGATGATCTCGTGTCAAGCGGCGTTCTCGGCGCGCTGGCCGGGCCGGGACGGCTTGGGGGCGTCCCGGGCCGCCAGGACGTCACGCAGCCGGTAGATCGGCCGCTTGGGCGTACCCCCGGCGCGGGCCAGGACGCCCCGGCGCACCCAGTCGCGGATGGTGGCCGGCTGCACTCCGCAGGCGAGCGCGGCCGTGGTCGTGGTGAGCAAGCCGGGCGGAAGCGATCGGTACTCCATGCTGATCAGTCTCGCCGAGCGACGCACGCACACGCGCTGCGCACCGGCCCCCCGCACTCCGGATGCGTGCGGCCGCGGCGGGCAGCAGGCTGGAGAGGTGGAGCGGGCGCCGATCACTGTGCACCGGATCTCCCCGTCGGGCGGCCGGCGGGTGACGATCCGGGTGGGCGGCGTCGACACCGTGCTCGGCGTGGCGTACGGCGATCGGGACCTGGCCGAGTTCCTCCGTCGCATCGACCTCCCGGACCCCGAGGAGCTCGTCCTGGGGGACTCGGCAGCCATCGGCTGGCAGGACGACCCGGCGCACGTGTACGAGACGCAGGAGGCCCCGCCCGATGCGTGATCGGACGGGGCCTGGTCCCGAGTAGCGCCAGCAGCCACACAAGCGCTGATGGGATGCCTCGAGGCTACGGGCCGGGTCTGACAACGGCCTCTGTCGCGGTCGGGCCGGGCGGTGTCGCGGTCGGGTCGGTGAGGTACGGGTAGTAGTCGCGGAACGTGTCCGCGACAGCCAGGAGCGCGGCCGCGTCGTCGCGCAGCTGGGCGAGCCACTGAGCGGCGGTCTCGTCGTCGACGAGGATCTGGTAGGCGGGCCGGGCCGCTTCTGTCGCGGTCACCGCTGCGCGCAGCGCTGCCATGGCCGCAGCGGCCTGACCTGCCTTGTCGCGGTACATAGCCATCCGTGTCGCGCGCGTCGCGAGCCTGTCGCGGTACACCACGTCCTTGGACACGCGGAGCTCCTTGGCGATGTCGCGGATAGTCCAGTTGTCGCGGGTGAGCTCCTCAACACGTGCGCGCCGCTCCGCGACAAGTGCACGCCGCTCGGCGGCGGGGGTGGTCTTGGGATCGGTCATGGGTCGGTCCTGTCGCGGTCGCGGCCGGGCCTGTCGCGGTTGGCGGCGGGCCCGGCCGAGAGGGGTGGGTCAGGCGGCGGCGGCGCGCAGCTGCTTGGCGTACTGGCGGCGTGTGATGGCCGGGGCGACGCCGGGGGCGAGGGCGAGCAGTTCGGCCTCGGCCTCGGCGACGAGGTCGCGGCGGATGCCGTAGTGCTCGGAGGCGAACTGCCCGACGAGGAGGTCGCGCGAACCCGGCCACATCAGGCTGTCGGGCCGGGAGTGTTCCAGGTACGACGCGATCTGCAGGAGGAGCGTGCGGCAGGTGTCGCTGGGCGGCTGGCCGGTCATCGGTTCACCGCCGGGGTGATGGTGCCGGTGACACCGGCGGCCGTGACGCGGACGGTGAGGACGCGTCCGCCGATGCGCTGGGTGCGGCCGGCGGCGATGAGCCGGCGGGCGGGCGCGGGCGCGGCGACAGGGGTGGACATGGCAAGATCGGGCACAGCCGTTCTCCTTGTTGGGTCAAGGGGGGTTGGTCAGGCCCTCGTTCGGTGTTCGCGCACCGTCGGGGGCCGCTCTGTTGCTGGGGCTATCCGGCGAGCAGCGGCGCCTCCTCGTCGGCCTGGTCGCGGTCGTGGTCGATCCACTCCTTCAGGTGCGCCCAGGAGCTCGGCGGGTACACCACCTCGCACCAGGGACACGTCACCGCGCTGCTGCTGCGGTAGTGACGCAGGACGGCGCCGCACAGCGTGCCGTCGGGGTTCTCGGCCGGGCACGGGCCGAGCCGGGTCCCGCGCTCCGCGGTGTCGGCCGGGCAGACAATCGCCAGGGCCCGCTCGTCGAGCCGCCGGATCTCGGTCGCGAACTGGCCGGCCTGGTCCCACGTGACCACGTAGTCGAGGTGGAAGGCCAGGCGTGTGGCGGCGGTCGTCACGCGGTCGTTGTACGTGCCGGAGATGACGGGGGCCGACCCGCAGCGCGAGGCCTGCATCGCGGACCACCAGTCCTCAAGGACGCCGACGATGCCGCCCGGGCCACGCAGGGTCAGGACGTCCGCAGCCACGGGCAGGGGCGCCTCGACGAGGCGGACGCGGCCGTACGACGGGCCGCCAGCTGCGGGCTGCAGCTCGTGCTGCAGCAGCCGGTACAGGGCGGGCAGGCGGCGCAGGCGGCCGGACGTCGCTGCCCTACACCGCGGGCACAGCGTCTCGTCAGCGGGCAGCGCCGCACGGCACACGCAGGGACGGGCGTTCATCTCTTGCTCCTGACGGTCTTGCGGCGGTAGCCGAGATAGGCGAGGACGAGGCCAGTGAGGAAGCTGGCCGCGACCCAGACGGCGAGGACGCCGAGGGCGGTCACGGCCCCTCCGGCGGCAGGAGGCCGAGGAGGATCAGCACGTCTCGAACCTCGCCCGCCCGCACGTGCGCGGCGACCGTGATGGCGGCCCGCCGTTCGCCGGCCGTCCACTGGGTGGGGTCTGCTGCCATCGCCTGCACAGGCGGTCCCTCAGCGCCGCGGGTGGCTCGGTCCGCCCGAGTGTGAGCTGCTCGGCACGCCGGATCGATCGGCTCCCGCTTACGGACGTGCCTCTTGTATGCCGCATTGGTGCCGCAGGCGGCCAGGGGCCGAGGGCTGGGGGCGCTCACTGTTGCGCCGGGGCGGGGCCGCCGGTCGAGGTCGGACACCCAGGCCGCGCACACCGCAGCCACCTGGATCAGCTCGGCGCGCAGCCGGGCGGGGTTGGTCTCGGCCATGACCTCGGTGAACTCCTCCTGGAGGATGTGCGCCCAGGTGAGGCGGTCCTCGTCAGCGGCGTTCTGGCACTGAGCCTTGGCGTGGGCGGCCCATCCGTCGTTGGCGAGGTTCGTGCCGTCGCGGTGGCGCTGGTCGCCCCACTTCTGGAGCTGCCGGCCGCGCTCGGCGTCGAGCTCCTGGGCGAAGTGAGTGAGGCCGGGGGTGGTGAACAGGGTGGGGTACATGAGGACTCCTGAGGGGTCAGGCCGCGGCGTCGAGGCGGCGGGCCTGGTCGTAGGCGGCATGGGCGGCGGTGAAGGCCTCGACGCTGCCGCCGCGGTCGGGGTGCGCAGCGGTCATGGCGGCGCGGAGCGCGCCGAGGCTCGCGGCCGGGGCCGGGGCCGGGCCGACGGTAGGCGCCTCGAGGTAAAGGAACTTGTCGGGCTCCCACCAGCCGGTCATCCTGCTCCGGCAGATCTCGCCCTCGGCCTCGAGCGCAGCCCGGTCCACGCTCCGCAGCTTGGTCTGGGCACCCTCGCCCACGGCGTAGTAGATGCGCCGGGCGGTCTTCTTCAGGATCGGGAACCGGATGACCGTGGCGGGCACCCAGCGCTCGTCTCCCTCCCCCACCCAGTGCCCGGACTGGATGCCGTACAGGTACTCGACGAGCGCGGGCAGGGCTCGGGCCGCGCGCCGCAGAACGCTGTCGGTGAGGTGTGGCCAGGCCACGCACCCCGCAGCGCCGCACGCCCGGTCGACGCGGCCCTCGGGCAGCCGGCCGTAGCCCAGCTCGAAGGCGAGGCGCGTCCCCTTGACCTTGCGGCCGCCGATCACTGCCTGGCTACTGCCGACCCAGAGCAGGTGGCCGTCCTCGGCCGCCCGGGTCCGCCTCTGGAGAGCCTCCTCCGGGGTGGCGGCCTGCGGCCCGCCCACCGGGAGCAGGCGGAGGGAGCGGCGCAGCTTGCCGACAGAGTCGCGCCCCAGGCCGGTGCGGCGGGCGATGTCCTGGTCGCTCAGCACACCCTCCTGCAGCAGCCGTTCGGCTGCGTCGATGTCACCGGCGATGTGCCCCCCGGTGGGCGCCTTGGGGTGCTGCCGGTAGCCGGTGAGCGCGGCGCGCTCCGTAGGGTTCAGGCCGCCGCGGACGCCGTCCCGGTAGGCGGGAGACACCGCGCCCTCCTCCAGCAGGGCCTCGTCGAGGCACCGGCCCTTGACGGGGCAGGCCCCGCACATGGCCCGGGCGATGGCTTCGCTCGACTCGAACTCACGCAGTCGGCCGACGCACGCCGCACGCTGCTGCCAGTGGACGTCGGGAGCGGAGTCGGCGTGAGGACGGCTGCGGCGGTTGGTGACGAGTGTGGACATCAGTGCTCCTCAGGCGTCGGGGTCGGGGCAGATGGTCAGGCCGCTGCTGGCGAGGTACTCGCCGATGGCGGTGGCGAGTCCGGCCGGGGTGGCCTCGTCGGGCGGGGTGAGGACCCGGTAGTCCTCGATGGCGGCGGCGAGCACGGTCAGCGCGCCCGGCGAGATGCCGTTCACGCCGTGGCGTGGGCGGTGCGCCAGGCGTCGACGACCGACGCGGGCACCACCCCGGCCGGCGGGCAGGGGATGCCCTCCTCACGCGCCCAGGCCCGCACCTCGGCGGGCACGTAGTCACGCGGCTTCACCTGCTTGCCGCGCCCGCCCTTCAGCTCGGCCGCCCGGGCCCGCAGCTTGGCGAGGCGCGCCTCCAGCTCCTGCTCGGTCCTCTTGATGCCCTGCAGTTCGGCGTCGGTGCGGCGCCGGGTCTGCAGGAGTTCCAGGGCGGCGCGCGCCCGGGCGCCGGCCTGCCGGATGGAGGCCTCGACGTGCGCCTCCGCCCAGGGCAGGAGGTCGGCAGCGTCCGGCACGGCGGTTCCCGCCGGGGCCGGCGTCGCGGCGGCGGTGGCGCGGCCGGCGGCGAGGTTGTTCTGGTGGGTGGTGATGACCCTCTCGACCGTGGCCAGCTCGACACCCGTGCGGTCGGCGATGGCCTGGTCGCTCAGGCCGTCGGCGTGCATGGCAATCAGCGTCTTGGTGGTGACCTGCATGGCGGTTCTCCTGGTTCTGACGGGCGGGTTCAGCTGAGGGAGCGGGGCGGCAATCACCGCGTCCAGCCCTGCCAGCGCACCGGCCGGACGCCGGACCGCGGCCGGGACGTACCCCGGCCGCTGCGCCCAGGCGGGGGCGGCGTGGCGCACGTCGCGGCGTGCGGCATGCCCTGCCACTCGTAGGACTCGACGTTGGGGCGCTCGGTGGTCAGGCCCCGGGACCGCAGGGTGCCGACGCCGTCGCGGTAGATGGCGAGGTTGCCGAGCGGGTTGGGCGCGGCGTTGACGGCCTGGCGGCGGCCGGCGGCGGTGACGGTCCAGCGGATCCGGTCGCCGCAGCCGCCGCACAGGACGACGTCGTGGTCACTGCGCATCGCAAACTCCTCAGGTCCCGGGCAGGGCGATGCAGTCGTGAGCGAGGCACTGCACGTCGGCGGAGACGAGGTGGACGTGCAGGCCCTCGGCGGCCAGGGCCTCGGCGGCGAGGGTGGCCGGCGGGACGGGGGCGGTGGTGAACGGAACCGGGGTGCCGTCGTACTCGTCGGCGTAGTCCAGCTCGTCGGGGGCGAGGGCGGTCGTCATGAGTGGGCCTCTCGGGCGGTGTCGGTGTCGGTGAACTCGGTGATGTGTGGGGAGACGAGGCGCCAGCCGTAGACCCGGATGGCCTCGCGGCGGCCGAGGGTGCGGATCGCCCGCCGAACGGCCTCGGGGTCGGCCTCGGCGGCCGCGCGTACCTCGGCGACCGTTGCCACGTGCTCGGGTTCGCGCACCGACAGCAGGAGCGGCATCTGCCCGCTGCTGCTGGCGCTTTTCGCCTTGACCTCGGCGGCGCGGGCATCGCGCTGCTCCTGGGCGGTGACGGCCAGGGACGGCCGGGCCGCGGCTGGCGGGGGATCCGCAGGAGGCGGGTCGCTGTCACCGGGGGGAGCGCCCCCCAGGGTCAGGTGACCACCAACAGCAGCCGTCTCCTGGGGTAGTACGTGGGTACCCCTGGGACGTTGGGGGGCCGGTCCCCCCAATTCAAGGGGGGCCGGTCCCCCCATTTCCAAGGGGGGCCGGTCCCCCCATTTGCTGTCCGGCGAGTTGGGGGGACCGTCCCCCCAACTCGGGTCCTCGGAATGGGGGGCCGGTCCCCCCACCTCGGGCGCGCCCTCCTCCTCGGACCACGGCGCCGCATCCTTCTTCGGCCGGCGGCGCCGCTTGGCCTCGAGCGCAGCGACTGCAGCAGCCCAGTCCGGGCGCGGGGCGATCACGATGACGTACACCGTGGGCTTGCCCGGGCGGGGCGCCTCCTCGGTCGTCACCACCCCGGCGGCGACAGCGGCGCCGAGCCAGCGGCGGACGTCCTTCAGGTCCGAGCAGGCCGCCGTGGCCACGCTCTGCACGCGGATCGGCTTGCCGTCCCGCATCCGCAGGACACCGCTGGTGTTGGCCGCCGCAGCCAGCGCGTACAGCACCGTCAGGAACCCGCCCCGGAGAGGGCGAGGGAGCTCCTTCGCCCACCTCCAGTACAGGGCGTTGCGGTAGGCGTGAGGGACGCCGCCGCTGGTGTGGTCCGGCTGGTCATCGGGCACGGGAACCTCTCGTGTTCGCGGTCGTACGGCGGGACGGCCGCGGCGTCAGTGGCGCATCCGGTCGGCGCGGTACTGCGGGATGGCCAGCGCGAGGTGGGCCACCTCGTACCGCTCGCCGTGCACGGGGCGGATCCAGCCGCGCCCCTCGAGCGCCCGCAGCTGGACGGCGACTCGGCCGGCCGTCAGCCCGGTGGCCGCGACGAGGCCGAGCAGGCCAGGCTGGTCGGCGCTCGCGATCGTCCCGTTCGGTTCCGCGAACGAGGCGAGGGTCAGGGCGACGAGGCGGGTGTGCGGGTGCATTCCGCTGCAGCGGATGCCCTGGATGAAGCGGACCCGGTAGGTGCCGTCGACCGGGGCGGGGGCGAGGGCGCGGCGGGCGACGTCGAGGGGAGTGGGCACGGTTCCTCCGGCGAGGGATTCGGATCGGTGAGGCGGGAGAGGTACGACCCGGCGGGCCAGCCCGGGCCGGGCGGCGTCTCGGGCCGCCCGGCGAGGGCGTTCGGCGTATGCCGGTCGCACCGCCAGCCGCAGGGGTAGAGACGTGCCGCCTGAAGGCCGTGCGGCAGAACCGCGTAGTCACAGGGGCGGCGGGACCGGGTCACAACCGGCGGGCGGCGGCCGCCACCGCGTACGTCCAAGCGGCGACCAGCGCGCGGGCCAGGCCGACGAGGGCCAGCACCACGGCCAGCAGCCAGGCGAGGCAGCCGGTGGCGAACACGACCAGCACGACGAGCGCGGGCAGGCCCCCGGTCATGCCGTGCCCGATCTGAGCTCGGCCGTACGGGACACCTTCGCCAGCTGCTGCTCGGCGGTGTAGGCCCGGAGGGTCATCCCGCTCAGCGCGCGGGTCAAGGACTCGTTGTCGTCCTGGAGTTCCAGCCGCCGCTCGTCCAGGGCCCGGGTACGGTCGCGCCACACCCGCCGGTCCCGGGCCAGGGCGAGGACGCCCGGCTCGGTGCGCAGCTCTTGCAGCGCGCGGAGCTCGGCGCGCAGCTTCTCCTCCACCTTGGTCCGGCCAGCCGCCGGGGACGGAGGCGGGGCGGCCGGCGTCTGGCCGGGCTGCGGGCCCGGGCGGGGGCCGGTCGTCACGATGAGCGGCGCGGGCTGCTCCTTGGCTTTGGCCAGTTCCTCGCGGAGGTAGGCGACCTCGGACCGCAGTCGGCGATTGGTGCGCAGCCAGGTCGTCACAGCTCCTCCTCGGTGGTGTCGTTGTGCACGGGGACTCCCTGATTCGGGGTGCCGCACTCGTCGCAGACGAGGCCGGCGGGGGTACGGGTGTGGGCGGTGGTGAGGTGCGCGCAGCTCGTGGTGTGGCAGGCGAGCCATGCGTCCGGCTCGGGGGCGCCGCGGCGGTGGCGGCCGGTCCCGGGGTTGGCCGGCCAGTCCCCGCGGGGGACGGCCTGCGTGACCCGCGGCAGCGGTACGGCGTGAACACGGCGGCTGACGATGTCCTGCAGCAGGTGTACGGCGAGGGCAGCAACGGCCAGGAGCAGTAAGGGCAGTTCAGGCCGCATCCGGGACACCGCCCTCGGCCGGCGCCTGCAGCGGCGCCGGTACGGCAAGCGGGTCCGGCGAGCGCAGCAGGCAGCAGGAGTCGAGCGCGAGGGCCAGGTCCCCGGCCGTGGCGTACCCGGCTTCCCACGCAGCGCGGATCGTGGCGGCTGCCGCCTGGATCCGGGCCTCGCCGCTCATGCCGGGGTCGGCGCAGCGGCGGCCGCCTCCAGCTCCCGGATCCGCTGCCGCAGTTGGGCCTCGACGGACGCCGAGGCGACGGGCGCCTTGAGGGTGACCGGCACACCGGCGACCGTGGTGGAGAGGATGTGCCAGGCGTAGTCGCTGTCGTAGCGGTCGAGGGTCGACGAGATCTCGCCGCCGAGCAGGGACCGGGCGGCCTGCAGGAACTCGGCGCCCGCGTCACGGCGGTGGCCGTAGTGGTAAAAGGACCCGGTGACCCGGGCGCTCATGCTGATGGTCCACGTGACGGCCGGGAGCAGCGGGCCGATGGCCGGGTCGTGCTCCGTCCGTACCAGGAGCTTGACGAGGGCGGTGGCGGCTGTCGCCTGCGTACGGGGCGGGGAGGTGTCGGTGCTCACGATGGCCTCGCTTCATTGCGGGTTGGCTGTGTGAGGGGTGCAGCGGGTGGCGCGTCAGCCCGTACGGCGCGCGCCCTTGGGACGGATCTGCGTGATGGACGGGGCCCCAGCAGGAGGCGCGCTCGCGGCCCGGGCCGACGGGGCGGCCGGCCGGACGCGGAACATCTCCTTGATCTGCGCGATCTCCTCGTCGTCGAACGCGACCGCCTTGCCGATCTTCTGGTGGGGCAGGTCGGCCAGGTTCTCCTCGAGGAAACCCACGTAGCAGCAGAGGATCTCTGCGGTCTGGGCGATGGAGTAGTTCTGCAGGCTCACGGCATGGCCCCTTCCGACGGCGCGGTGAAGGCCAGGGGGTCCAGGTCCAGGTCGAGGAGCTGCTCCAGGACCAGCCGCAGGTGCGGCCGGGGCGTGTAGAGCCCTCGCTCCAACTTGCTGAGGTGGGAGTGGGAGACCGGCACCCCGGCCTCGGCGCAGCGGCCGGCCAGCTTGGTCAGCGTCAGACCGACCTTGAGGCGGCGGCGGCGCAGGGCCAGGTGGCCCGCTTCTCCTGCGGCTTTCTGTGGCATGCGACGCAGATTAACGCAGATTCCGGAGGGGTGGCAACAGATCTGCGCAGATCTGTGCAGACGGATCTGTGGAGATTCGGCGTGGGCCCTTGCGGGTACTGATACGGGCCGCAGGCACCTGCGCTAATCTGCGTTGAATCTGTCGGGTGGAAGGGTGTAGGGATGCCGGAGCTGTCGGGGCTCGATGGCGCGATGAACAGGCGGAGGCAGGCTCTCGGGCTGAACTGGCGCCAGGTCGCGGAACAGGCGGGCATCTCGTACGAGACCCTCCGGGCGATCCGCAAGGGGGAGCAGGCCGGGGGGGACCTCACTCGCCGCGGCCTCGAGCGGGCGCTGCAGTGGGAGACGGGCGGGTTCGAGGTGGCCGAGGCCGGCGGCGAGCCGGCGGTCCTCGCCGGGCCGGCCGCCCCGGAGGCGCCGGAGTCGGCGGCCGCTCCGCCCTCCGACCCCCAGGTCGAGGCGATCCTCACCATCCTCGATGGACTGCCGGCGCGCGTGCGAGAGGAAGTCCTCCGCCGCCTTGGCGAGCAGCTGCCGCCCGGCGTACAGCAGGGCCGCAAAGCGAGCTGATGGCGGGTCACGGCGTGTTCCCGGGCGTGTTCCCCAGGGAACACGGACGCCCGTCAAGACCGGTCGAGACCGGCCGAAGGGGATCGAGACCGGACGAGACCTTGAGGTCAGCACGTTAGTGCAGGTCAGAGGCCCTAACGGGTCGGGTTCAAGTCCGGCTCCGGGCACTCCGCAGCTCTGGCGAGGTCCTCCTCGCGGCCGCGGCGAGGCTCCCTCGTTTATCCCCTGCGCTTCGCCATGCCTTCTCCTAAGATCCTCCTCCAGCAGTAGGGTGCTTTCTTTGCGAGCGCATTACTCTTGTTGCAAGGCCGCGCTCGGTGGCCACGGAGGAGTGAGATGAGGAGCAGTAACCCGGTCTTCTCGCGACGGGGGTTCAGCCGCGACAACGGTGGCTACGCGGGCTTTGACGCGCAGCACCAGCAGGCCGGGACCAACCCGTACGCGACGAACCCGTACGCGACCGACCCGACCACGGGTATGCCGCAGGCGCCGGCGCGCACCAACGCGATGACCATGGACGACGTCGTGAGCCGTACGGCCATGACGCTCGGCACGCTCATCGTGACGGCGACCCTCTCGTGGGTGCTGCTGCCCGTCGACCCGGCCAACATCAACAAGTCGTACGCGATCGGCATCGGCGCCGCCCTGGTGGCGTTCGTCTTCGCCATGATCCAGTCGTTCAAGCAGAAGGCCTCCCCGGGCCTGATCCTGGCCTACGCGGCGTTCGAGGGCGTGTTCCTCGGCGTGATCAGCGCGGCCACCAGCACCTACTTCGGTGCCGGCGTGGTCATCCAGGCGGTGCTGGGCACGATGTGCGTCTTCGCCGCCGTGCTCTTCTCGTACAAGATGGGCTGGATCCGCGTCACCCGCCGTTTCTACGGCTTTGTGATGGCCGCGGCCCTGGGCTTCATCCTCCTCATGCTCGCGAACACGCTGTTCGCGGTCTTCGGCGGCGGTGACGGCCTCGGCTTCCGCAGCGGCGGCCTCGGCCTGCTGTTCGGCGCCATCGGCGTCATCCTCGGCGCCTGCTTCCTCGCCCTCGACTTCAAGCAGGTCGAGGACGGCGTGACGTACGGCGCCCCGCGCGAGGAGGCCTGGCTGGCGGCCTTCGGCCTCACCATGACCCTGGTGTGGATCTACATCGAGATGCTGCGCATCTTCCAGATCCTCTCGGGCGACGACTAGCAGGACCGGCGGGCCGCCAGGCCCGCCCGGTCCGGCACACGGCACGGGGAAGGCCCCGCGAGCACACCGCTCGCGGGGCCTTCCCGCGCGTGTAGGGACTACGGGGTCGGGGGAGGGGTGGTCAGCCGAACCGGCGTGCGGCCCGGCGCAGGTCGTACTCGTGGATGATCGCCTTGGCCTGGCCGTACGACAGCTCGTGCGCGCCGCGCAGCCAGCTGACCTTTTCCTCGAACCGGACGAGTGAGGGGCCGTCGTCGACGGTGCGCAGCCAGTCGGATACCTCACGACCGGTGGTCAGGGGGATTCTGTCGATCATGTTGCGGTGTGTCTGCTCGGAGAACTCTACGGACAT